ATCCACACTATAAGGTGCAAGATGCCCCATATCAAGCTTAAAGTAAGGAACGCTATTGTCATAGTAATTAAGAAGTTGCCTATCATTTGCTTCAAAGTCCGTATAAGATAAAATATATTCAGGACGTTTCCCAAACACATTTTCCATTGCTATTGTTTCACCACCTATAAGTGGAACTATTGATGCATAATTCATTTTCTAATATACCATGAAGTTCTTATTTGCATTACATTCGCTGCGCCATAAAAATCATTTACAGCTTCCCATACTTTAATTTTTTTTATGTTATGATCTTTAACATAATCATGTCCTGCAATAGTTCCACCATCTTTTATTTTTTTATCCCATGCTTTTAAATCGTTTATTACACCATCATAAGTATGATCGCCATCAATAAAAACAAAATCTAAAGATTTGTCTTTAAAATTTTCACTAGCTTTAACAGAATCTGACTCTAATATTGTGACATAGTCTTTTACTGGCTCAAGATTTTCATTTAAATATGTTGATATACTATTATCAATAGCATAAAAATCGATATTTTTATTGCTATCCTTTATTGCTTCAGCCATCCATGCAGTACTTTTACCGTGTAATATTCCAATTTCAACAAAAGTTCCACTATCTTTTATTCTATTTACTTCACTGCTATAAATGTCATCAAAATTAAATACTCCTTCTATATCTAGAAAATAATTATTTTTTAATCTTGTAGATGATCTATTTCCATAATATTTAAAATGATCTGGATCAGGAGTATACGACATTTTGAGCTAATTCTCTTTCATCTTTTTCATAGTCTTTACGATAGTTATTATTTTCTTCAATAACTTTTTCTAAAACGGAAAAAGATTTCGCAAAGTTTGCAAACGCAGCCGTGTCTTTTGGAAAACAAGCGCCGCCAAAACCACGCTTACCATCAAAGCCTGGAACACTAATATGTGACCTGCCAATTCTTGGATCTGTTCCAATTGCATTACTGATAAGACCATAATTACCTCCAAAGTCTTTAATAACATCATAAAATTGATTCATCCACAATACCTTTGAAGCAAGAAAACAATTGATCCCATACTTTACAAAGCTTGCATCTGTTGCGGACATGTGATAAATTGGACAAGGTTTACATATACTATAATTTATATAAATTTCTTCAAGTCTTTTAGTAGTTTCTTTTTTTCCTCCAAAAATATGCATAGAAGGATTTACAAAATCTTCACAGGCATTTTTTTCTGTTAAAAATTCAGGATTATAAACTACTCGACTTCCGCTTCCTCGCTTAGTAAGTTTTTCTACAATATCAGGAGTTACTGTAGACTTAATTACAATAATTCCAGATCTACGTTGTAGTAATTGTTTAACAGTATTAACTACAATAGAACAATCAATTTCACCATCTTTACCCATTGGAGTAGGAACACATACAAATGTAACGTCTTCTTCTAATTCTACATCTGTTAAAGATACATTGTACAATGGATCAATAATTGTTTTTTCAACTTCAGAACTAGAAAATCCATAGTCCACTGCTTTACCAACAAAACCGTGGCCGACAATTGTCATTTTCATTAGTTAACTCCATAATATGATTTATACCAAGTAATAAACTCTTTTACACCTTCTTTAATAGAAGTAGTTGGTTTGTAACCTAACGCCTGAAGTTTAGTAGTGTCAGACCAAGTCTCAGGGACATCTGCGGGATGTTTAGGTGCCAAAATGCGCTCTCCTTTACGGTCTAAGTTTTTCTCAATTTCATCAACAAAATCGATAAGATTTACTTGTTCACCATAACCAATGTTATAAATCTCATGCCAGGTGTCAGTGTCATTAACTGTTTTATCTACTACTAATTCTATACCATTTACAATGTCTTGTACATAGGTAAAATCACGTTTCATATCACCAAAGTTATAAAGAGTCATTGGTTCACCTTTTACAATAGCATCAGTAAATTTAAATAATGCCATGTCTGGTCGACCATATGGTCCATACACTGTAAAAAAACGTAAGCCTGCTGAACGCTTAATTTTTGAATGAGCAAATTGACATTCATTTGCTCGTTTAGACCAGCCATATGGATTGTTTTGTAAATCTGGTCGATCATGCTCATTCCAAGGCAATGGCTGGCCATGCATAACACATGAGCTCGATGCATATACAACTGGAATATCGCGCTTTTCACAGACCTCAATAATACGTTGAGTACCAGTAATGTTAGTGTCGATATATGGCTGCGGTTCTTCTAAAGCGTGCCGTGGATTTGCATATGCAGCTAAGTGTAATACAACATCTACACCATGCAAAAAGTTTGTATTAGTATCTGTCTTATCAAAGTCTTGAATATCGGCTCTCATAATTGGGATGCTATGTTCTTTTCTTAAGATTTCAGCGCGGTCTTCTTTTAAGTCTGGATTATAATATGGGTTAAAGTTGTCAACACCAAGTACTTCCCATCCTAATTTAGCAAAGTGTCGTGCTGAGTGGAAGCCGATCATACCGGCGATTCCTGTAATTAAAATTCTCATGTGAAAAATTCCTCGAGTCCTTGTGGTTGGTTGCTAGTAGTGTTCAAAGCGAGATCAACAATTTCTTTTACAACATCTTCTCCATTAGAATGTTGCTTCCAAAATTCAAATGCCATCTCTCTCCAATCATCTCTCATCGCAGGATCATTTTTAAGTTTAGTCATAATATCTTGGCACTCATAAAAGTTAGAATAGTCAACACCAATTGTGCCAGTATTTTGGCATTGACTAATAGGTTTACCCTGTATTTTATGTATGACATTATCGCAAAAGTGTTTATGGAATAAAGGAACTGTGCCAGACGCAATGCATTCTGCATGGCAGTTCTCAATGTTATCGCCGTATGTTTCTGCTTTTAAGTGGTACAGGTCTGAGCCAAATGCAGATCTTGCCAATCGCATCATTGCCTCATCGTTTATATATTGTGGATAAAGATAAGCACCTTTTCCTTGTTCTTCTTTTCCGTATAGATCTGGTGTGAATTTTACTTCATTATATTTTTTTTCTGGTCTAAAGTAATTTTCAACAATGCGACGATCTATAGGATTTTCTTCTTTGTTATCACGGTATAAAACTAATGGATATTGAATAGAAGCTTCTAAGCCTTCTAACACCGTGATAAATCCATTCTCCATTAAAGCATCTTGATGAAGATCAATCATTAAGCTTGGACCTTTCCACATTGCTGTGCGTCCAATCCAACGTACCATATTATCTTGTTGTTCTTTAATAGGCCGCCAATACTTTTGACGATGACCATCATAGTCAAAACCAAGTCCCATTTTTGTAAGCGGCGTTTGGATTTTATTTTTCTTCATAAACTTAGAAAAATCATTTTCTAAACTATGAGTCATAATCACATCGACGTTTTCACATACTTCTTTTAAATTAGCATTACGTGCAATTGATGCTGCTTTATGATCAACATTAATAAAACATTTACGCTTTGTAATACGTTGTAAGAATGGAATAAAATTATCTTGACAATCTTGAGGATGACCTTTTGATGGAACAGAATAAATGATAACTAAATCGTAATTGCTGTTAATAACATCAGCCGTAAGTTCCCACTCGGTACCCATCATAAATTGTTTTTCTTGGATTTCTAATCCTTTAGCGCGACCCCACTTTTTATCATAAGCAGAAAAAATATCTGCATCGGTAACCTTTTGCATTTGAATAGCACATTGTGTTACTCCACAACCTTCAGTGCCGCGGCCTAATACGATGGCGATTTTAGTCATATAATTGTCCTTGATTATGCATATGTATTTATGATTTTATAATAACATTCTACCACAAAATCTTTATTTTGTAAACAACTTTTTGTATTTTAAATTGTTTTCATTTCTATAATATCTACATCTATTCCAACTTCAGCAAACATATCCATTGTACTTTCAAAAGATTGAATCCATTTTTCTGGATAATTAGCCACAGGAATTACTACTCTTTTAATTCCAACTTGAATAATACCTTTAGCACAATCTGAACAAACTGGTAATCCATACACATATAACGTAGCACCATCTAATGATACACCATTATATGTAGCATTATATATGACATTTTGTTCAGCATGTACTACGTACTTATACTTTGTTTGCTTATCGATGTAACGAATTTCTCCATCATATATTCCACGAGGAAATCCATTATAACCTTGTGCAAGAACTTGTCCTTTAGATCCTACTGCTACAGCACCTATTTTAGATGATGGATCTTTAGACCATTTACTTACTTCTTTTGCTAAGTTTAAATAACGTATGTCCCACTTATTTGACAAGATGGAAATGCCTTTCGTATACGTGTAAGTTTTGGACCTGCCACATAATCATACCTGGCTCAATAACTCGTCCATTATCATATCGATCAAGGTTAGTAAAATCAAAGCAAAGTTTATTTAAAACATGTAGCTGCCAAGCATAATCGTTTTTATAACCGTACACTACATCATTTGATCTCATTTGAACTACACAATGAAGTAAACCATCACGAATGTAGTAAGTGACAGCGTTAGTACAAATAAAATCTGATTTTCCATTTTCACTATACTCCATCCAAATTGATGGACGATTATAAATCATAGTAGCTCTACGTCCATCAGGGTTTAATAATAGTTCATCAAGAACTTGACCATATTGATTAAAATATTTATCAGACCAGATTAAATGACCATAGTTTGAATTGATTTCACCATGCTTATTAGCAGCGTACTGCCATGCCGCAGGTGGAGAATCTCCATCAGTACCATTTATATCATAAATATTTGTTGATTGTTTTTCATACCAAGCAATTTCTTTTTTAATGTAATCATCATTAGGTGTACCAAAGATAGAAGGTTCATCGGCAATAAAACTAGCACCAATTAATTCAATTGTTTGTTGACCTGTTTTATCAGTAGTAAATGCTTCATCATTTAATTCATTAATAAAAAATTCACGTATGTCTTTTACACTATGTAGAATCATTTTTGTTTAACTCACTTTCAAAAACTCGTTGGCGTAATCCTGATGAAGAAAATCTATGATCACGTTTATTAAAATAAAGCTGAATATTTCTACGTCTACATTCATCTTTACCTGTAAAATCTTTGTCTTTATACTCTTCACCAAGAATACGAACATCAATAGGATACATGTTTATTATATCAAGTAAATCAGCTTCTGTACAATAAACAATGATTTCATCAACATATTTTACTGCAGCTAATTGAGCATATCTTTCTACAATAGTTTGAACTGGACTATTTTTATTTGGGCGATCAGTAGATGGATCTACTTGTAAACCACAAATAAGATAATCACAATTTTCTTTTGCTTCTCTTAACATTGCAATATGACCTGCATGTAAAAGATCAAATGTTGATGCTGTTAAACCTACTTTCATGCGTGTCCTACCGTTTCTCTTTTAATATCATTATGATTAAATTCAGCCCAATACAATTCAAAAGCAACACCGTCTTCTAGACATTCAAATTGATGGTAAACGCCTGGTTTAATTTTTGTATATTGTCCTGGTTCAAGAATAGTTTCATCAATTAAATCGTAATCATTTTGCCATGCACGAATAAGCATTCGGCCTTCTTCAACATAAAAGCCATTCCACTTAAATTCATGACAATGCTTAGAGCAAACACCACCTTTATTCATTTCAATCCTATG